CCTAATTTCGCGCGCGTACAGCATCGCGGGGGGGTTCCAGGGGTAATGGCTGGACAGCGACAGAAGGATCCGTCCCTGCTGGTTAATCGACGCGGGGGACGCGGGACGACATTTGACGTCGTCGTTAACCCTGACCGCGTCGCCCCGAAACCCCCGCCAGGTCTGACCATTTATTCGCGACGGGTCTGGCGGGATTTCTGGTCGTCCTGGGTTTCAGACGCGGTCGACATGGAAGCGCACGGGGAGCGGCTGCGACACTGGATCCGCTGCGTCGACGAACGCGCGCGCCTGTGGCCTCTGGTCGTCCAGGAACCGCTGGTTTTAGGGTCGAAGGGTCAGCCAGTCCTAAACCCTCTGGTCGCCCGTATCCGCGAACTGACGCGCGATATAGAACGGGCGGAAGATTCGTATGGAATGACCCCCCTGGCAAAATTCCGCATGGCACTAACAGCGACTGACGCGCAGCGCAGCGCGAACGACCTACGGCGCGAACTGGTCGAACAGGTCGCGGACGTTATCGACCTGGACGCGCTGGAATGATTCCAGGGGCGACACAGGTTCGCCTGGGGGAACGCCAGTTCTGGTCGACGGGCGGACTGGTTATCCAGTTCATAGAATCGCACTGCGTGTTAACCAACGCGCGCTGGACGGGTCAGCCGTTCAAACTGCTTCCCTGGCAAAAACGGATCCTGTGGGAATTGTTCGAAATCGATCCAGAGACGGGGTTACGTCGATATCGTCGCGCGCTGATCGGGGTTCCGCGAAAGAACGGGAAGAGCGAACTAGCGGCCGCTATCGCGCTGTATCTAATGCTGGCGGACGGGGAAAAGTCGTCCCAGGTCTATTGCGCGGCTGGGTCAGAAGAACAGGCGGATCTGGTTTTTGAAGCAGCAAAACGTATGTGTTCCCTGGACGGCGCGCCCCTGGCTGGACTGGTTCAGGTCGAATCGCGACGCCTGACGTCGCGGGCGGATCCTTATTCGTATTTCGAACGGCTGTCGTCGAAGGGGAAAACGAAACACGGTCTGTCCCCGCATGGGGTCGTGTTCGACGAACTACACGTCTGGGGGATGGGCGAACATGACGAACTGTGGGACGCGCTGACGACGGGATCTGGCGCGCGGTCGCAGCCGTTACAGGTCGCCATTACGACCGCTGGTCAGGACGTCGAAACGTCGCGCTGTGGGGGTCTGTATCAGCATGGGCGCGCGATGGAAGAGGGGCGGGAACAGGACGACAGTTTTTATTTCCGCTGGTTCGCTGCGCCTGACGGCTGCGACTATCGCGACCCGCAAATGTGGCGGATCGCTAATCCGTCCTGGGGGGTCACCGTAAACGAACAGTTCCTGCGCGGGGAACTGGCGGGGACGAACACAGACGGGACGAACCGCGCGGGCGCAATTACGGAAGCGTCGTTCCGTCGTCTGTACCTGAACCAGTGGATCGAATGGGGGGAAACCCCCTGGGTTACGCGCGAACAGTTAACAGCCTGTCGCGTCCCGCGCTTTGAACTGCGCCCCGATATCCCGTCCTGGGTTGGCTGCGACGTGTCCGAACACAAAGACGCGACAGCCGTAACCGCTGGTCAGTTCTGGGACGGGGACGACCGCCCGTGTGGACACACTGGGGAACCCTGTCTGTACGTCCGCGCGCGCGCCTGGGAACCTCTGATCGGGGCGAACGGGCGACCGATGGCGGGATGGCGCGTTCCGCACGGGGAAGTAAAGCGACACATAAGCAACCTGAACGCGTCCCTGGACGTCGCGTCTAACGTGTTCGACCCCTGGCATTCTGGGTTATTGCAGTCCGATCTAATGCTGGAAGGGGTTTTCTGCGAACAGATTCACCAAACGGGACAGCGCAGATCGGAAGCGTCCAGCCGTCTATACGACCTGATCGTCCAGGAACGCATTCATTACTGTGACGACGTCGTCGAACGACACTGTATGAACGCGACGATCAAAGCCAGCGGGACAGACGGGGGATATTTCCTGACGAAGCGTCGTCAGGGAAAGCTAATGGACGTGGCGATGTCCCTGGTTAACGTCTGCTATGGATTCATTAACCAGCCGTCGAAGTCGACGGGGGACGTACAGTTTTACGTCTGGGAAGGGGACGACGAATGAACCAGATAACGGAATACCTGGGGGTTACCCTGCTGGCGTTGGCGTTAGCGGTTATTCATCCCGCCCTAGCGGTTGGCTGGGTCGGGTTGTACCTGTTGGTTTCGTCTGTCCTGGCGCAGATGTTCGGACAATCTCCCCGCGAATAACCCCCCCAGAATGGGGGAATGGAACACGAATTTAAATCCCTGTCGTTTGAACTGAACGCAGCGGACGACGGCGCGTTCAGCGCGACGTTTTCGACGCTAAACGTCGTCGACCTACACGGGGACGTTACCGTCCCTGGCGCGTTTCAGACGGGCGCAGAGGTTCTGATCGGCGCATACCAACACGACCTGTTCGCGCTTCCCGTAGGGAAGGGGACGATCCGCGCAGACGAAGATCGCGCCTGGGTCGAAGGGTCGTTCTTCCTGGACACACAGCCAGGGGCGGACACATACAGGACAGTTAAAGCGGCTGGCGGTCTTATGGAATGGTCGTACGTGTTCCAGGTCACCGATTCAGAACAGGGGGAATTCGAATCCCCAGACGGAAAGACACAGCCTGTCCGTTTTCTAAAGGCTGTCGACGTCTGGTCGGTCGATCCCGTTCTAAAGGGCGCAGGGATTGGGACGCGTACTGACGCGATTAAGTCCGCCCCTATGCCATTTGCAGACGAAGCGTCCGCACTGCGTGTCAGCGCGAACGCATTTGTTACGCGTTCGCGTTCGCTTGCAGAACTGCGCGCGAAGGAGGGCCGGACGCTGTCGACAGCCAACGCTGATCGCCTGTCCGCCATCGCTGGACAATTGCGGGAAAGCGCGGAAGCAATCGACGCGCTGCTGACGGAAGCGTCGCCCCAGAAATCTAGCGCAGACCTACAGCGGGAATTCCTGACGTTCCAGCGAACCCTAGCGGTCGCGGGCGGGATCCTGCTGCAACCGACCAGATAACCCAGGGGGAACGACAATGGCTGACATTAACCGAATGACTCTGGAACAGGTGACCGACGAAATTAAGTCGATTACCCCTGTTCTCAAAAACGCGTTCGCGGAAGCGGGCGAAAACCTGGACGCCAGCGCGATCCGCGTGTTTGGCGAAGGATTGGACGAACGCCAGAAGTCGGAACGACTGGCGAACATGAACGTTCGTCTGCAAGAACTGGCGCAGCGGAAGGGCGAACTGGAAGCGTCCGCGAAAGGTCGCGACCTGGCGTCGGAAATGGATTCCTGGTTGTCGCAGCCTGTGGGACAGGTTCCCGCCATGACTGACGCGAAGGGTTATCAGACCCTGGCGGATCTGGCTGCGAAGGATCGCGGTTGGATGCAGGGTCGCCCCCAGGTTATCGACCTGGACGGTAAGTCCTGGATCGACCGCGAAGTAAAGACTGTCATGTCGTCGGGGGCTGGTTTCGCGCCCCAGGCGATTCGCTCAGGCGTCGTCGTCCCTGCTGCGTTCCAGTCGCCAACCGTCGTCGACCTGATCCCGACGCTGACGACGACGCAGAACGCGTTTGTTTTCATGCGCCAGACGACCCGCACAAACAACGCTGCGGAAGCAGCGGAAAGCGTCGACGGGACGCTGACGTCCCTGGCTGAATCCGCGTTCGCGTACAGCCAGATTTCGGAACCCGTGCGGAAGCTGGGACATTTCATCCCCGTTACTGACGAACAAATGGAAGACGTCGAAGGTATCGATCAGATTCTGCGTCAGGACATGCTGACTGGCGTTCGCCAGCGGCTGTCGTCCCAGATCCTGAACGGTAACGGAACCGCCCCGAACCTGACGGGTTTCCTGGACGACGGACACACGCCAACCGACGTTAACGCGTCGGGGCTGTTCTTCGCTGACGCTATCGACAAACTGATCGAAGCAGTCCGTACCAGCGGGTTTACGGAACCGACCGCTGTTATTGTCCATCCGTCCGACTGGCACGCGTACAGGCGCGCGACGACGACTGACGGGATTTATATCGCTGGTCATCCGTCAGAGAATGTCGCGCCCGTTATCTGGGGACTGCCTGTCGTCCTGACGACCGAAATCGCGCAGGGTTCCGCCCATTGTGGGAATTACCAGGACTACGCGCGCCTGGTGATGAAGCGCGGGATCGAACTGTCTGTGTCGACCGAACACGCGTCCTATTTCATTCAGGGAGTTCGCGCGGTTAAAGCGGAAATGCGCGCAGCCTTTGCAGTGTTGCGGGAAGCAGCGTTCGCAAAGACGAACGACATTTAAACCCCCCGCCAGGGGACAGGGGGGACTGGCAACCGACAGCCAGTCCCCCCGCCACATAGAACGGAAGGGGTAAAAACATGGCTGTTCGACCCATTACGAACGCTAACGTTCCTGTCGCGAACGTTTCCAGCGGAACCATTGTGGACGGAACTATCGTCGCGGCTGACCTGGCGGACGGTTCAGTCACTGCGGGGAAGATTGGTTCTGGCGCGGTCACGGCTGCGAAGATCGGTTCCAGCGCAGTCGAAACCGCAAAGATCAACGACGCTGCGGTTACGACTGCAAAGATCAACGACGCTGCGGTTACGACTGCAAAGATCAACGACGCTGCGGTTACGACTGCAAAGATCAACGACGCTGCGGTTACGTCCGCGAAGCTGGCGTCCGCTGTGACGTCGATCCTGACGGTCGTTTCGTCCATCCCGACGACCGACCCAGCCAACGGGGTAACCGTCTGGAACGATAATGGCGTCCTGAAAGTCGCCAGCGGGGGATAACGCTTAATGCTGGGAACCGCACTGCGGAAGGGTTTTTCGTTCCAGCAGACGGGCGGGGACTGGCGTTCCCTGTTTAGCAGTACACACACGGTCGCGGGGGTTAGCGTTACCCCCGCGACTTCCCTACGCGCTGCGGCTGTGTATTCCGCGACGTCGCTGATCGCGCAGACGGTCGCGTCGCTTCCCGTTCGCTTCGTACTGCGCGGGGATTCGACCAGGACGCCACAGCGACCGGAGGTCGCCCGCGTCATCTGGGATCGCCCCAACCCCCTACAGACCCCGTCCGCCCTTATGGAATCGGCGGTCATGTCGCAATTACTCTGGGGTAACGTCTACCTGTTCCCGCGAAGGGATCGCGCTGGACGCGTCGTCGAACTATGGCCGATTGACCCTGACCGCGTCGAAGCAGCGGACACGTTCGAAACCCCAGGGGGCGCGATTGGCGTTCGGTTCCGCGTGTCTGATATGGGCGAACTGGACAACGTCCCAGGACAGCCTGTCGCGCTGATCCATGTCCCACATATGACACTCCCTGGACGCGTCCTGGGGGTTAGCCCAATTGAACAATTAGCGGAACTGGTCGGCATGTCCCTGTCGTCCCAGGAACACGCAGCGCGGTTTCTGGGGGAAGGGGTTCACATGGCGGGGGTTATTGAATCCCCTGGCAACCTGGACGGCGCAAAGGCGCGCGAATTGCAGCAGTCGTTCCGAATGATGTACGGGGGGCCGAAAAATAGCGGGCGCGTTGGCGTCCTGACTGGGGGCGCGTCGTTCCATCAATTGACGATCCCCCCCGCTGAATTGCAGTTCCTGGAACAGATGAAATACAGCGATCAGAAGATCGCGTCCCTGTATCGCGTCCCCCCGCATATGGTCGGGGACATTACGAATTCGACGTCCTGGGGAAGCGGGATCGAAGAACAAACGATCCAGTTTGTCCAACACACGCTGTTACCCATCATTCGCAAACTGGAAGAGTCGTTCGAACGGTCGCTGTTGGCGGACACTGGTTACGAAATGCGCTTCCAGGTTAACGGGCTGCTGCGCGGGAACATCGCTGCGCGGTCTGCGTTTTACAGCGCGCTTTGGAATATCGGCGCGCTGTCTGACGACGATATCCGCGCGTTCGAAGATCTACCCCCGATCCCTGACGGGGCGGGTTCGACCTACTATGTCCCCCTGAATATGACGCCAGCGGGACAGGCTGCGGACGAACAGCGAAACGCGCTGATCGACGCGCTGCGCGGAGGGCGATAGATGCTGGAAGTAATACACGACCAGCGTTTTCTGGCTGGGACGACGACCCCCCTGGAAGTAACGTTCTATCTGGACGGGACGAAGGTTAACCCAGCGTCAGCGGGAACCGTCACGGTCAGGGACGAAGCGGGAACGATTGTCAGTTCTGGGGCTGCGGTCGTCGTCGGGGGGAATGGCGCGAACACGTCGGGGAAACTGCGCTACACGCCAACAGCCGCGCAGATGGTCAACGTAAACCGACTGTCGCTGACCTGGTCAGACGTCGTTATCGGGACTGACCCAGCGATCAGCGTCACGACGCGGGCGGAAGCGGTCGGGGAACTAATGTTCACAGAAGCAGCCGCGCGGACGTTCGACGCTGGCGCGATGGGGGACGCGACCCTGTACCCCGACGACCTGATCAGACAGAACCATAACGCGATTATGGACGCGATCCAGGCTATCGTTCGTTATCCTCTGGGACGTCGGAACTATCGCGAAGTAATGGACGGGGACGGGTCGCCCTGGCTGCGGCTGGCTGAACCATACGTCCAGGCTGTCCGAACAATTGAAACGCGCAGCGTTCAGACCTGGACGCCATTGTCCCCAACAGAAATGGCGGGGGTTATCCCCAGCCGCTGGGGAATGCTGACCAGGGAAGATAGCTATTTCCCGCGCGGGGTTCAGAACGTCCGCGTTTCATACGACGCGGGAAAACCCATCGCGGGCGAACTGCGACGGGCTGCGCTGATCATCCTTCGACAATGGCTGGTTAAATCGAACATCCCCGCCCGCGCTTTGTTCCAGACGACCGACCAGGGCCAATTTCGCGTAGCGGTCGCCAGTCCTGACGGACGCTGGTTCGGGTTACCAGAGGCTGACGCGATCATCGCCCGACACGTCGAACCGGCGGTCTGGTAATGGGAACGCGTATCGCTGCGATCCTAGACGCGCTGGTCGACGGGATATCCGCGCGACCAGCGTTCGCTGGCGTCCAGGTACGTTCCGCGTTTATGGGCGACGAAATGGACGGGCGCGAATTCGTCGTGTTCGACGGGACACACAGACTGGACGGGGACTGGTCGTCTATCGGTCGGCTGTCGCGTCAGGAGATCGTAACTGTGGACGGGTCAGTCGTCGTCCGCTATCCAGGCGGGGGGGAACAGATCGTCCGCGCTGCGCGGTCGCGCGCGGCTGCGCTGTTCGCGGATATTGAATCCTTCGTTACTGCGTCAGTCGCAAATAACCGTCTAATGGTAAACGGGGTTCCGACCGTCCACACGTCGAAGATCCGCCCTACAGGGTACGCGGACGGGTTCGACCCTGACGGGCGCGTCGCTGTCCTGACGTTCAGCGTCGAATGCGAATCGCGCCTGTTGGCGCAATAACTAAACCAGAGGGGTAACCAGAATGAACGTTCGTTATATCGGGATCTTCGGGGAAGTGTTCGCGCCAGGGGTACGAATGCAGCCCATAGCGCGGGGGGAGTCCGTCGAAGTCGCGGACGACGTCGCGTCGTCGCTGTTGGAACAGCCCGAAAACTGGGAACAGGTCGTGACGAAGATCGGCAAATCTCAGACCGCGCGTGTCGCGGATACTGAACCAATCGACGCAGCCGCTGACGCGGGCGAAGGGGTTTAACAGATGGCACTTCCAGCAGGGATCGGGGGTCAGATTGGGTTCGGGATCGAATCGACTTATGGGACAGGGGTAACCCCTACCAGGTTTGTCGAATTCATGACGGAATCTATGTCCGCCAGCGTCAGCCAGATCCAGTCGTTCGGACTGGGTCGCGGGCGGTTCCTGCGGACGTCGCGTAATAAGTCGTTCGTATCTGGCGCGTCTGGGTCGGTCGACCTTCCCGTCATGACGAAGGGTTTTAACCTGTTCTGGAAACACGCGCTGGGGACGCACACAGCGACCCAGGCGGGGTCTACGTCGGAATACCTGCATGAATCGACGGTCGACACGGCTGGTCTGGTCGGTCGGTCGCTGACTGTCCAGGTAGGTCGACCTGACGTCGGGGGGACGGTTCGCCCGTTCACGTTTGAAGGTTCGAAGGTAACCGCATGGGAACTGAAAAACGAACTGGACGGACAAGTAATGTTGTCCCTGGAACTGGACGCGGAAAGCGAAACGACTGGAACCGCCCTGGCGACTGCGTCGTATGCGTCGAACGATTCCCCGTTCTATTTCACCCAGGCGGCTGTAACGCTGGGGGGAAGCGCGATTAAGACCCGCAGCATTTCGATCAAAGGTACTAACGCGCTGGCGACTGATCGTCGTTACCTGGGGAACACGAAGGGCGAACCCCTGCCTAACGGGGAGTCGTCGATTATGGTTTCCCTGGACATGGAATTCGAATCCCTGACGCGTCACGGTCAGTTAATCGCGGGAACCGAACTGGACGACCTAGTCGTTACCTGGGACACGGGGGTCGCGATTCCATCGGGCGACGGGTCAAACTTTAAGCTGACCGTGTCGATCCCTAAATTGATGGTTGCGTCTGGTCAGCCAGCGGTCGGGGGCGCGGACATTCTGCGCGAACAGGTCGAATTCAAAGTCCTGTACGACGGAACGGACAGCCCGATTAAGATCGAAAACTGGACGACTGATTCGGCTGCATAGATGCCAGACGCGCCTGGAACCAGGCTATACGAACTGGAAAACGCGCAGGAGTTAAAACGCCTAATGGCGTCCCTGCGGAAGTCCCCCGAACGTCTAGACCTGGCGATCCGTAAGGGTTATCGCGAAATGGCGAAGGTCGTTCGCGACGAAGCGCGGGACAAAGCGGAAGCGCGCCGACCAGCGAAACCAGCGACGGGGCGCGTCAGGAATAACCAGCCCCAACACTGGCGCGACCTGGTCAGGACAATTACGTCTGGGTCGCTGTCCATTACTCCGACCGTTTCCATAGGTTCGGAAAAGGTTCCCTGGGTTCTGGGGCACGAATGGGGATCGCTAACGTTTAAGCAGTTTCCCGCCTGGTCAAACCAGGAATCCTATATCCTCTGGTCGACCGCAAAGGCGCGCGAAGAATGGATCCTGAAACAGATCGGGGACACACTGGAACGCGTCATTAATGGCGACGACGAAGGGGAATAACCGTGTTTGATCTTAGCCTGTCGGAAATGTTCGAATTTGAGGAGATGACGGGGATCCCGTTTTCGCGCGTGGCGAAACAGGCGACCCCTAAGATCTGTAAACCCCACAGGCTACAGATCGCAGCCTGTCAGCCGTGCCAGGACGCGCGGGGGCTGTGTTCAGACCATCGGGACGCGTTCCAGTATTGCGGGGACTGCGAAGGTTCGGACATGTCGTTTAAGACCGCGATGGTTATTGTCTGGCTGAAACGACGACGGAACGATCCTGAACTGACCTGGGAAACCTTCGTCGACACAGCGGACGGGGATGCCGCGCTAATGGAACTGGCGGGAAACGGTTAGCGCAGACAGGCGGCGCGCTGCGCCTGTCTGCGGAACATCTGCGCTGGTTACCCGCGTTCTGTCATCATTTCCCAGGGGTAACCCCCTGGAACTATGGCGACCTGGACGGGGGAATCTGGGAAATGATGCGGGGATGGATCGAAGCTACCCAGGCGCAGAATAGATAGGATCGTCCTATGGCTGGCGAACGAACCTTTAAAATCCTGTTTGTCGGGGAAGCGGACAAATTAAAGTCCGCAGCGAAGGACACAACCGACGCGCTGGACGGGGTCGAAAAGAAAACGTCGGGGACTGGTCTAGCAACAGAACAGTTTGCGAAAATGGCGTCTGTTGCGTTCCTGGGGGGCGGGGTTGCGGCGGCTGGTTTTGCGGCTGCGTCGGTTCGGTCGTTCGCTGACTTTGAAAAGGGAATGAACGAAGTCTACACCCTGTTGCCTGGGATATCAGGCGACGCTATGGGGGCGATGGAATCAGACGTTAAATCGTTCGCGAAAGAATTTGGCGTCCTACCGTCAGACGTTATCCCCGCGCTTTATAACTCCCTGTCCGCTGGCGTCCCCCCTGACAACGTGTTCGCCTTTATGGAAACCGCGCAAAAAGCTGCGGTCGCTGGCGTTACGGATCTAAATACAGCCGTCAACGGGATTACGTCAGTCGTGAACGCTTACGGGTCAGACGTCATTAGCGCGACCCAGGCGTCAGATATGATGTTCACAGCCGTCAAACTGGGAAAGACGACGTTTGGGGAACTGGCGTCGTCCCTGTCGAACGTTACCCCTGTCGCCTCTGCTATGGGGGTTTCATTCGGGGACGTCACAGCCGCTATCGCTGCGATGACAGCGAAGGGGACGCCAACCGCAGTCGCGACGACTCAGCTAAACAACCTGTTCGCGGAACTGGGAAAAGCAGGGACGAAAGCGTCGGACGCGTTCTACGCTATGTCAGGACAGACGTTCCCCGAATTCATCGCAGCGGGCGGGGATCTGGCTGGCGCGCTGGACGTTATCAACGCTTACGCGGGGGACGTTGGCGTCGGAATGATCGACATGTTCGGTTCTATTGAAGCTGGTAAGGCTGCGCTGTCTTTGCAGGGGAACGAATCGTTTACAAACGCTATCGACGCTATGGCGAACAGCGCGGGCGCGTCGCAGACCGCATATGAACAGATGGCGCAGGGGATCACGTTTGCGATAGGGAAGTTAAAAGCGTTCGCGGCTGCGACCATGCTGGACGTCGGCGCAAAGGCTGCGCCCGTCGTTATGGCTGCGCTGGACGGGATAACGGCTGCGATTGGGTTCCTGTCTCAGAACATGGAATATGTAAAACCGATCCTGATCGCTGTGGGGTCTGCGCTGGCGGTCGTCCTGGCTGGCGCGCTTACGGTCGTCATCCCCCTCATATGGGCGAAGGTAGCAGCCTGGACAGCCGCAGCCGCTGCGATGTTAGTTGCAAATGCGCCCCTACTCCTGATCGCTGCTGCGGTCGGTCTGGTCGTCGCTGCTATCTATCTTCTGGTCAAAAACTGGGATTCCATCGTCGAACGGTTCCCGATCCTGGGGGTCGTCGTCGACAAAGTTAAACAGGGGTTTCAGGCGTTCGTCGGTTTCATTACGGGAACCCTGCTTCCCATCTTCCAGGACGTCGCGTCGAAGGTAGGGGAATGGCTGGGGGCTGCGTTCGGCTGGCTGACTGGAACCGCGCTTCCAGCGGTCGTCGCTGGTTTCCGAATGGTCGTCGACGCGGTTAGCGGTTTCGTTGGCTGGGTTACAGGTACGCTGATCCCCGCAGTTATGGGGATCGGGTCGGCTGTCCTGGGGGGGGTTACTGGCGCGTTCGACGCTGTGTCGACATGGATTAGGGAAAAGGTAACCGCGCTGTTAAACGTCCTGTTTAACGAAGAATTCCGCGCATGGCTGAACGGGACGTTCCTGCCTGACATACAGGCTGCGTTCGCGGCTGTGACTGAATTCGTCGGAAAGATCGTCGACTGGGTCACGGGGACAGCGATTCCGAAAATACAGGAAGCGGTCGACGCTGTGTCCCGCTGGATACAGGCTGCGTTTGCGAAGTTACAGGAATGGTTCGGGGGTTTCCTGGGATGGGTTACGGGGTCGCTGATCCCCGCTGTGACGGCTGCGGCTGGCGCAGTCGCCAATGCAATTGGAATTATCGTCGGTTTTGTTGCAGACAATTGGCCGCGAATCCTCGCAATTATGGAACCCGTGTTTAAGCTGGTTTCCCTGTACGCGCAGACCTATTTTGGCCTGGTCGTAACCGTGTTCCAGACCGCGCTAGGGGTTCTTATGGGACTGTGGGACGTGTTCGCGGGAATATTTACGGGCGACTGGGGGCGCGTCTGGGACGGGTTACAAAAGATCGTCGGTTCAGTCTGGGACGGGATTAAGGGAATTTTCGGTCTGGGGTTCGATTTCTTAAAGGGACTGATCGGGATCGCTGCGGGGATTGGTTCCAGCATCGGAAACGCGCTGGGGGACGCGCTCAAATGGGCGTTAAAAGGGGCAGTTAACGGGCTGTTGGGGATTCTGGAATCAGGGATCAATACTGCGCTGGATGGTCTAGCGGCGATGATATCCGCAGCCAAATCATTAGCAGACGCTATCCCAGGCGCGAACCCGTTTGGCGATACGATGCAGCGCGCAATTGATAACCTACGCGCGGGGGTATCGCTTCCCAGGCTGGCGGCTGGCGTGTGGGAGGTTCCAGGGCCGCGCGGGGCTGGCGACATTTTCCCCGCACTGCTGGAACCTGGCGAAATGGTCGTCCCTACACGCGTCGCGGACAGGTTCCGCGCTGGTCGAATGGCGTTCGAATCCGCCCCACAGGTAACGGTAAACCTGAACGGGGACGTATACGCGCGGAACAAAGACGAAGCGCGCGCGGCTGCTGGGGACATGGGTTACGCGCTTTGGTCGTCGCTGCGCGCCAGGGGGATCGCGTAATGGCTGCGATCCTGTACCTAGAAAAGTTCGAAAGCATGGACGGGCTGACGGTCTACACATTCCCTCTGGATGACATGGAATACGAAGCGTCCCAGGGGTACAGGGTTACCAGCGCGAACGTTGTAGGGGCGGACTATTCATACGACTTCGCCCGTAACGCGCCCTGGGTCAAAGACAACGGATCAGAGTCGCTGCGGTTTACCATCTGGGGAACCTCTGAAACCGCAGCCGTCACAGCCTGGGACGACATGACGGGGAAGCTACGGAAGATCGGGCGGGGTCGTCTGTATGCGCTGCTTCCAGACGGTTCGCGTCGCTGGTCGTATGCGAAACTGGCGGGTCGCCCTTCGTATGTCGAACAGCCGCTGTCGTTCTATAACATCCCTGTAACGCTGCGGTTCGACCGACAGTCGGACTGGTTCAGCGCGACAGCGACGACAGGTTCCCAGACGATAACCGCGACCCCCGCGACCTGGACGATAACCAACAGCGGGAACGCGCCTGTTTACGCGGTTACGTTCAGGCTACGGGCGAACAATTCTACGGGGTTCACAAACCCCAGCCTGTCCAACCTGACCAACGGTTACAGCGTCGCGTCGACCAGGGACGCAGCCAGCGCAAACAGCGAAATTAAGATCGACGCGGGCGGACAGCGGATCCTTTGGTCGACTGACGACGGGGCGAATTACAGCGACGACTATAGTTCCGCGACACTGGGGGCGACCCAGGTTGGAATTATGCGCCTGGATCCTGGGGCGAATTCGTTTCGGTACGCGGACGGGGGAACCCCGAATCTATCCCTGTCCTGGTCGTTCTATCCTGCATGGGAATGAACGACGAGGCGCAGCGGGATCATTACGGAAGCGGGATCTGTTCGGAAGATATGATCGCCCTGTACGACCATGACGCGCGGGATCCGCGTGTCGGTCATGCGTCCTGCTTCCCCGCCTGTCGACCGCTGGACGTTGTCGTCGCCAGTCGTCGCTGGTCTGACCTGTGGGGTCAGCCAATCGACGACCCAGACTGGATCGCGTTCCTGGAAACGCGGAAGGGGAATTAGATGCCTTTGGTAAACCTGGCGCGCGATATGATCGCGGACGCGCTGATCGGCGGAACGACCTACAACAAATTTACCAACGCGAACGCGTACCTGGGGGTCGGGGATTCGACCGATAACACGACCCCAGAGACGCGGACGGATCTACAGGCTGCGACCAATAAAGCGCGGGTCGGGATGGCTGCGACCTACCCCCAGCGAACCGCCAACGCGATAACCTGGCGGTCAACGTTCGGGACGGGCGACGCCAATTTCACCTGGAACGAACGGGGCGTGTTTAACGCTTCGACGGGCGGACAGATGCTGTCGCGGAAGGTCGTTTCTCTGGGGACGAAAACGTCCGCTGCGTCATGGGAACTGACCTGTACTGACACGGTCGTCCTGGTCTAACAATGGCATTAACGATCAGCCAGTTCGCGACAGGGTCGCGGACTACGTCTGGCGCGTCAGTCGTCCTGTCGGGACTGACTGCGTCGGTCGGCGATATGCTGATCGTTGGCGTTTCCGCAGATAACGACGGGACGTCAGGCGTCGCCAGCCTGACAGGGGTTTCGGACAGCGCGTCCAATACCTGGACAGAACAAAGCAAAGTTAACCGGACGCCAACCGCAGCCGCCTCAGACGGGGTTACGCTGGGGATCTATACGTCCAGGCTGACGGCTGCGCTGTCGTCTGGGTCGATAACCGTTGCGTTTTCCCCTTCGACGGATAACGTAAACGTTCTGGTTTGGCGGGTTCAGCCAGAAACGGGGGAGTACGTTTCTGTTCGCAGTGTGGCGGCTGGCGCGTCAGGCGCGGGGACGTCGGGAACCATTACGACTGCGTCAGCCCCCCAGGGCGCGACCGTGTTTGGTTTCACAGCGACGGAGGGGGGCGAACCCTACACAGCGGACAGCGACACGACCAGGGGTTCCTGGTCGTCAAACTATGTCGCAGCCGCAGCGGGCGCAACGACGACAATCGCCAGCCAGCATAAGACCGTCGACGACGCAGGAACCCAGACTTATAACACGTCCTGGTCGTCGTCTACTGACTATGCGATCAACGCGCTGGTTATCGCCCCAGCCGTTCGCCTTTACTTGCCGTCGTCGTCATCCGCCCCAGCGATCAGCCCGTCAGCGGACGCGGGCTGGGAACAGTCGTCCGAAATGGATCGGATTATTGCGTCGACGTCGAAGACGTCTTCCGCGATGACGACCGCGACGTCCACAAAGACAACCGCGTCGACCGCGTTTGACATTGTCCGACGTCAGTTTGTTTACGGGCCGCTGGCGGGGGGGACGCTGGCTGGCGACGTCCTGGGGGTCATCCGCGTTTACGAGGGCGCGTTGTCTGGGGACGGAACCAGTCAGTTGGTTATCAGGGTTATCGCGCCTGACGGGACGACCGTTCGCGGAACTGCGCTGGCGTTGTCGTCTGGCGCGCTGGCGAACGAATGGTCAGCGACGACCCTAACGAACAGGTTCTTTCCGCTG